TTAACGGGACGCTCATCTTTGACCAGCGAGAGAAGCTCGCAAAGGAAGCACTCAACGAGGGTGCGGATTATATTCTCTGGATAGACGCTGATATGCGCTTTCCAAAGAACACGATTGAACGACTGCTGGCGCACAACAAGGACATCGTAGGTGTAAACGCTACTACGCGGTCCATACCGATCAAGGCAACCGCCAAGAACCTAGAGATTGACGTAGAAAACAAGGTCAACTCGTGGGTGCAGGTATCGTCTAAGGGCAAGACCGGACTAGAGCGCGTGACCTCGATTGGGTGTGGCGTAATGATGGTGAAGGCAGATGTCTTCAGAAAGACGCCGCAACCGTGGTTCTGGTTTGAGATGCTAAAGGGCGATAAGTTGTTGGGCGAGGATGTGTATTTCTGTGTGAAAGCATACGACGCTGGATTTGACACATGGGTAGACCACGGATTGTCCAACGAGATTGGGCATATCGGGTCTTACACCTTTGGATGGCACGACATTATTTTGGACAACAAACATGGCCCTGACCAATTACACGGACTTAAAGACCACGGTAGCGAACTACCTCGGTCGGACGGACCTCACAAGCCAGATTCCTGACTTTATTACGCTGGCCGAACTTCGCCTGTCGCGAGACATCCGTACCCGTAAGCTGCTGAAGTCGGTAACCACGACGATGACGGGTGGCGATTCAACGGTCGCGTTGCCCGCAGATTTCCTAGAACTGCGGGACATTTACGTAGACGCCACACCCCGTATTACGCTGTCCTACCTATCGCCAAGCGCGTTTAGCCGTGATGCCCGGACAACGGATTCTGGCAGACCTGTGTTTTATACCGTACTGGGTCAGGAGTTTGACTTTGCACCCATCCCTGACACCAACTACACGTTAGAACTTTTGTATTACTTCAAGCCCACCGCCATGTCCAACTCGGTGGCAAGCAACGAGTTTATGGCGAACTACCCAGACGCGCTTTTGTACGCGACCTTGGGCGAGGCAGAGCCGTATCTGATGAATGATGCCCGTGTGCAGACTTGGGCAGCGATGTATGACCGCGCTATCGCCCGGATTGAGGGGTCTGATGAGAACTCAGAGTACGCTGGCGCACCTATTTCTATGTCCGTTACAACGAGGTAATCATGGCTGAAATGTCGAACTACTTGGAGAATGGCCTCCTAAACGCCGTTCTCCGCAATACGTCTTACAACTCCCCGTCCACCGTGTTTGTGTCGCTCTTTACGACCGACCCGGGCGAGGGTGGAACAGGAACCGAGGTCTCTGGCGGGTCGTATGCCCGTAAGGATGTGACCTTTGGCGCACCCAATGATGGGGTTTGTACCAACTCCGCAGCGGTGGAATTTGCCCAAGCCACGGGTTCATGGGGTACGGTTTCCCATATTGGTCTACACGACGCCATTACCACGGGGAATCTGCTGTTTTACACAGCCCTGACGACCTCTAAAACAATTGAGTCTGGCGACATCTTCAAGATCGCCTCTGGCTCGCTGAGTGTCACCCTTGCCTAATGCCTCTTACCCTAGAGGAGTTAGACCAGTTTGGCACGCTGGACTCGATGCCGCAGTACCCGTTGGATGCAACGTGGTACGCGGATAAGGTCTGTGGGCCGTGGACGCTTGATGATTTAGATTTTTTTGGCAATTTAGACACCATCCAGTTTGCGATGGACAGCCCCATTTGGGGTACTGCTTGCATATATCTGGACGCACCTGCGGCAGTAACGGCAAGTGCAACCGTGGCGGCAGACGCCACACGCCTGAGAACCGGTGAAGGGCTAATTACCTCCTCGGCGACGGTCTCCGCAAGCGCAATTGCCGTTTTAGGCGGTTCTGGGGCCATTACAGCCGCCGCTACGGTTTCCGCACAGGGTATACGCGTCCAGCAAGGACAAGCCGCTGTGGAGGCTTCTAGCAACGTTAGCGCGGCAGGCAACCTAATACGCTCGGCAGAGGCACTTATTACCGCTTCCGGCACGATGTCGGCGAATGCCTTCCGTATTACCGAGGGTGTGGCAAGTATTACCGCAGAGGCAAGTGTTGTTTCTACGCCACAGCGGGTACGGACGTTTGAAGGACTGATTTCTGCCGCCGCAACGGTGTCGGGAGAGGCCATACGGGTACGGACTGGGGCGGGTGATATATCGGCTGCTGCAAGCGTGTCCTGTACCGCAGGGTTTGAAGCATTTGCTCAAGCACACGTCACCGCATTTGGTTCGATGTCTGCTACGGCAAACGCTACTTTTGCCGCATCTGCACAAATTACGGCCAACGCCACCGTGACTGCTATGGGACGGGTGTTGGGAGATGAGTGGAACCCTGTTAGCCCGGGGTCAAATACATGGAATCCCATTTCGGTGGGTAGTGAGACTTGGACTAATGTTGGGGTAAACCCGAACACATGGACAGATGTGCCGGTCGGGTCAAACACTTGGACAACTAAATCTGCTGGAAACAACACATGGCTCGCATAGATTTTGGTGAATGGTTGCCTGACCAGCCCGGACTGACGGGAGTGGTCAAAGAGGCGCTCAATGTCGTCCCGCAAGCCGTGGGATACGGCCCCCTGCGAACCCCCGTGGATTACTCCCAATCTGCCTCGGAAAACATCAACAACGTGGTGGCAGGCAGAAACCCCGCTTCGGGAAATACCGAAGTATTTGCCGGTGGGGCTACAAAGTTATTTAAGCTCGACTCCAACGACCTGTCTTTGGATGACGTATCCAAGTCGGGTGGGTACTCAACCCCAAGCGAGCAGAAGTGGCGCTTTACACAGTTCGGGAACGTCCTGATCGGTGCAAACGCACAGGCCAAGTTGCAATACTGGACGCTCGGAACCTCAACCGCATGGGCTGATCTTGCTGCTGATGCTCCTACTGCTCGTTACCTAACCGTGGTCCGAGACTTTGTGGTCACGGGCTACACATCTGGAACCGACCCCCAGAAGGTACAATGGTCTGGGATAAACGACGAAACCCAATGGACCGCCAGTTCGACCAACCAGTCGGACTACCAAGTCATTCCCGACGGTGGATCTGTGCAGGGTTTAACGGGTGGTGAGTTTGGACTCGTGCTGATGGAGCGTTCCATATACCGTATGTCCTACGTTGGAACACCGACGATATTTCAGTTCGACAACATCTCCCGAAACCTTGGGTGCTTTGAGGCCAACTCAATTGTCCAGTATCAGGGTATTACCTACTTCCTGTCTGATGACGGGTTTTACGCCTGTAACGGTACGCAGGTCATCGGAATCGGCGCGGAGAAGATTGATCGGTTCTTCTTTTCGGACTTGGACGAAGCCTACTCTTACAAGATGTCGGCAACTGTCGATCCGATCAAGAACCTAGTGGTGTGGGCCTACCCATCCTCGGGTTCCAACGGTCAGGTGGACAGCCTGATGATCTATAACTTTGAGACAAAGAAGTGGTCTCACGCAGAGGTCACCGTGTCCTTTGTGGCGCAGTCTGCTACCCCAGCCTACACGCTAGAAGCATTGGACGCCTTCGGGACTGTGGACACGATCACCACGAGTTTTGACTCACGCATCTGGACGGGAGGTAAGTCGCAGTTCGTGGGTGGGAACAACGCAAAGATCGTGACCTTCTCAGGTTCTAGCCTTACCGGAACCATCCAAACGGGAGACATTGAGGCTCCGGGTCAAACTAGCACGATCAACATGACGCGTCCTCTTGTAGACGGTGGTGCTGGTCAGGTGGCCGTGGCAACAAGAAATCGCCTTGTAGACGCTGTAAGTTTCGGTAGTTATACTTCTGCTGACAACGAAGGTCGCGCCGCCCTTAGAACTACGGGACGTTACCACCGCTTGTCGGTGCAGCCCTCTGGCAGTTGGACAACCGCCATTGGGATTGACTTTGACCTCTTGCCCGCGGGTAGACGATGACATTTCGGGTTTTGCCGTATCAGGGTGGATCGCCACGGGAGATTTCCGAGGTGGTCAACAACATTATGAATGGCAAGACCAACAACACGGGGTCGGTCACAATTGCTACGGGTAGCGCGACTACCACAACGATTACCGATGCGCGGATTGGTTACGGTTCTAAAGTCATTTTATTGCCGACCTCGCAGACAGCAGCAAGCCAAGAGTTTCCTTACGGTTCGTTTAGCAGCACGCAAGACCAGACGGCTGCTAGCACGACTACCGCGTATGCGATGACGTATGACACCACGGACTTCTCAGATGGCGTGACGTTATCCAACAACTCACGACTGGTTGCCGGGTATTCAGGGATTTATAACTTGCAGTTCAGCGCACAGTTAAACAACGTCAACGTACAGATTCAAGACGCAAGTATTTGGTTCCGTAAGAACGGCACAGACATCCCTAACAGCAACAGCGACTTTTCCGTACCAAACAGTCATGGCGGTGCAGATGGACGTTTGATTGCGGCGTTGAACATATATGTAGACTTACAAAAAGACCAGTATGTAGAGATCATGTGGTCGGCTACAAGTACAGACGTAAGTCTGCAACATTTACCAACCAGAACCAGTCCGACACGTCCAGCAACACCGTCCGTGATTGCGACCATGCACTACCTGTCAACAAACGGCTACACAACTAATGTTTACTTTGATCCATACGTTTCTGCCACGGCAAACGGTAGCGCAACCATATCTCATGCGCCAAATACGATTGCCGGCAAGACGTTTGACTATGTGATTATTGGATGATCGAGATACGGAACATCCAACCGCAAGAACTTAAAGGCTGGTGGAAGTTTGTAAAACCGGGGTTGGAGACTATTCTCAAGAAATCCCCGGAGGAGTGGATTCCCGAAGATGTATACGCCCAATGCTTTTGCAAGAACGCACTACTTTGGGTGTTCGTAGAAGAGAACAAGCCTCTGGGCTTTGCAATCCTCGTAGTAAGACCTGAGTCTGTCCATGTGTGGTGTCTGTGGTCTGCCGTCAGAGATAGGATGCGTGAAGGCTCAGAGATATTCTGGAAAACGTTGCGCGAAGGCAACATCAAAAAGGTGACGTTTGAGTCTCACCGTAAGGGTTGGGACAAGATCGCACGCGAATATGGTTTTTCACCCCGTAGTTGGGTAAAGGAGTTAGCATGAGTGGTGGTGGCGGCACAAATACCGTAACAAGGACGGAACTTGATCCGACGATGCGCCCGTATGTCCAGTACGGACTGTCCGAGGCACAGCGTCTTTATCAGACCCCCAATGTTCCGCAGTATTACCCCGGACAGACCTACATCGGTCCCTCCCAGCAGACACAGACTGCATTGGAGGCGGCGCAGACCCGCGCCACTATGGGCAACCCTCTCGTTCCTGCGGCACAGCAACAACTCTTGGGAACCATACAGGGCAACTTCTTGGGCGCAAATCCGTATCTAGAAGCCGCTATGCAACCCGCATTTGGTGCGGCACAACGGCAGTACGAAGGCGCAACCAACCAAGCCCTGTCCAACTTCTCCCGCGCTGGGAGATACGGTTCCGGTGCTATGCAGGGTGCTCTTACCAATATTGGTGGCGAGTTTGCCCGCGCCCTTACCGGGACCGCTGGTCAGATTGGATATGCAAACTATGGGGACGAGCGAACCCGTCAGATGATGGCAACGCAGATGGCCCCAAGTATGGCCGCTCAGGATTACGCCGACATTCAGCGACTTGCCAACGTAGGACAGCAGACCGAGGCTTATCAGGAAATGGCCCTGCAAGACGCCATCAACCGCTACAACTTTGCCCAACAAGCACCCTACGCAAAACTCCAATCCTTCCTCTCAGGAGCCTACGGTGCGCCGTCAGGGATGCAACAGGTCACCCCCGTATACCGCAATCCGATTGGTGGCGCTTTAGGTGGTGCGCTGGCAGGATCACAATTGGGTCCGATTCTTGGTGCTAGTTCTGGTACGGGCGCATTGGCTGGTGGCGCATTGGGATTACTCGGATGAGCGGATTAGAGCCATTACTCGCCGCTGAAGCCGCCGCAGGCGCAACCACCGCCGCGTCTACCGCTGCCGCCACTACTGCCGCCGCCGCTGCCGCTACCGAAGCCGCTACCGCCGCTTATGCAAGTGCGGTTCCCGGTTTGGCCGCAGTTGGACCCGGCTCTCAGGCCGCAATGCTGGCCGCACAGACCGCTCCGTTTGGCGCAAGTGGTCTTGCCTCTACCGCCGCTGCTGGAGCCGTCCCCGGGACCCTAGGGGCTGGTTATTGGAACACCATGAGTTCGTTGCTTAACACGGGTAGCAATGCGCTTCCAATGAATGCCGCACGCATGGGATTGCAAGCCGCACAACTTGGACCATCAGGACAAGGACAACGGACTGCTTACAGCCCGCCCATGATGAATCGTGGCCGTGAAGTCAACCTCGCTATGCCGATGCAAAGCCTGCTTGAAGCACAACCCATGCGCCGCCGTAAAGATATGTTGTCGCTCATTTAGGAAAAAATATGGACGATTTTCAACAATACCCACCCGGACTACTTTCTGCCCTCGGCATCAACCCAGAGGACTTGCGCCGCCAACAGCAACAGGCGGGACTGCTTTCTGCTGGACTGCAACTCTTGGCCGGATCGGGGTATTCCCCAGTTCGCCAAAGCACAGGACAGTTACTTGGTCAGGCAGGAATGGCAGGGGTTCAGGGTATGCAGCAGGCGGGTGATACCGCGATTGATCGGGCGTTGCGCGGGATGCAGGTTCAAGAGTTTGCCAAACGTCAGCAAGAGCGTGATCGTTTAGCAGAGGCAACACAGCGGTTCCGTGAGCGTATGTCTGGTATTGCTGGCGGCACAGTAACCCCGTCTATGGCTATTGCTCGTGGCGGTCCTACACAAGCCGCCGCAGAAACGATTGGACAACAACTATCTCCAGCAGATATTGCAAGGCAACAGCAAGCCGCGGCATTGGAGTTCTTGGGTCAAGCGTCACCAGAGCAGTTAGCACAACTTGCTTTTAGAGAACCAAAAGCAGCACCGGGTGTTGTTGGCGAATATGAGGCAGCGGTTGCAAGAGGACTTATCCCAAGCACCACAACTCTTGATCAATATATTCTGCTTAAAAGACCGCCCGGAGCAAGCGCAACTGCAATTGCTGGCGGCAAACTCGATCCATTTACTGAAACCTCACAAAAGAAACAAGCTGAGGTGTTTTCTAACATTCAAGACGCAGGAACAACCGCGGCAAGAACTTTGCAGTCTGTTAATCGACTTGAAAACATCCTTTCTAAGGTTGATACCGGAGCCGTTGCTTCGTTCCAGCAAATTGCTGGAAACTTTGGTGTTCCAAGTAAGGGTTTGAGCAATATTCAAGCAGCACAAGCAATTATTAACAAACTTGTTCCGCAACAGCGCCCACCGGGTTCTGGAACAATGTCGGATGCTGACTTAATTCTTTATAAAGAATCTTTGCCGAGAATCGTCAACCAACCTAATGCAAACAAGTTGATTATTCAAAGCATGAGGGATATAAATAATTATGTAATTCAAGAGGGTAAAATTGCTTCAGATGTTTTGAATGGCAGATTGACTCCAGACCAAGGTAGACAAAAACTGCTTGAACTTGGGAACCCAATTCAAGACTTTTTTGCACAAAATCCGAGTTTGGTTGGAACGGTTGGCGCTCCAACTGTATCCGCAAGCGACAGAAGTCTTATTGATAAATACCGGAAACCAAGACAATGAACGGCGTTACATACGAAGAAGTAATGCAGGCATTGCGAAATGCCGATGCCGCTGGAGACACCGCTGCCGCACAACGCTTGGCAGAAATTGCCGATCAGTTAGCGTCTGCACCGCCAACAGAATCTACGTTTCGAGAACGCGCACTAGGGGCCATAACGTCTGGTGCATTACGCCCAGAACTTACTCGTCCAGAAGTATTAAGCGAATTAGGTAGACAAGCAGGGCTTGCTGGCCGATACGCAATTGAAGGTGTTGGCGGGGTTGCTGATTTTCTTGCCGCTCCGATCCGCGGTGCAATCAACCTTGTTGCACCAGAGTCTATGCAAGCCAGACCGCTAGCTCCGCAGATTGCAAATGCCTTAAACCTGCCCACACCGCAAACCGAGACAGAACGTGTGGTCGGAGAGACCACAAGAGGGGTTGCTAGTGCTGGAACCGGACTTGGTTTAGCCCGACTGGCTCAACCAATAACTCAGGCTGGTCAGGCAATCAGACAGGCACTTGTTGCCGCGCCCGGTACACAACTAACAAGCGCTGGAGCCGCTGGCGCAGGATCATCGTTTGCTAAAGAAATGGGGCTGGATGAGTCTGCTCAGTTGGCCGCGGGTGTAGTTGCTGGGTTGGTTCCGGCAGTTGCTACGGCGTCTGCAACACGAAACCTTAAAAACGTACCACCGCAAACCCGCAAGATCATAGATGAGGCGCGTGATGCTGGTTATACATTACCGCCAAGCCAAACCAACCCATCTCTGACCAATAAGGTCATTGAGTCGCTGTCTGGAAAAATTAAGACCAACCAAGCCGCGGCCCTACGAAACCAAGAAGTTACCAATAACATGGCTAAGAAGGCACTTGGCATCCCCCAAGACCAGCCATTAACCGTTGAAACGCTCAAGACACTTCGCGCTGGCGCTGGTTCTGCGTATGACAATCTGGCAGCAATTGGAGAAGTACGGCCCGGACCAGAGTACGCAAAAAGATTGGATAAGATTGTTGAACCGTATGTAAAGGCAGCTCAAGGTTTTCCTGACGTTAGGCCAAACCCAATTATTGATGAAATTAGAAACCTTAAAAGTGATTTGTTTTCAGCAGAAGCAGGAATATCTCAAATTCGTGTTCTTCGTGAATCCGCTGATACTGCTTATGCCGCTGGCAACAAAGCTCTTGGAAAAGCATATAAAGACGCCGCAGGAGCAATTGAGGATGCTTTAGAGGCTCAGGCAAAGCAATTAGGTTCTGCAATTCCACAAGAGATACTTAAAGAGTTTCGTGACGCTAGAAAACTTATAGCAAAAACTTATAGCGTTGAGCGAGCATTAAACGATGCCTCTGGAAATGTTGTGGCAACAAATTTGGCAGCACAATTAAAACGTGGAGCACCATTAGAATCCGAACTTCGGTCTATTGCCCGCACCGCACAAGCCTTTCCAAAGTCAGTTCAGTCTGTCGATCAGATGGCACAAAGTCTACCTCTTTCGCCGCTCGATATTGGAACCGCGGTAATCGGCTACGGAACGCTCGGCCCGTATGGAACCGCCGGATTGGTAGCAAGACCCGCAGCAAGAGGAATGATTATGTCTAGCCCATACCAATCGGTATTTGGTCGTCCGGGCGGCGTAATGGCTTCACAAGCAAGAACACCTGAAGAACTGCTGACCGGGGGATTGCTCGGCACACAGTACGGATTAAATCCTTAATATCGGAGTAACAAATGCCCAAAGTAAAGATTAGCGAATACTCGCAAACCGCAGCGAATAACACAGACATCAACAGCATTAACCTTGCAGAAGGTATGCTGCCATCGGATGTGAACAACGCCATCCGTGAGTTGATGAAGCAACTCAAAGACTTCCAAG